TTCATTGTTGGCCTTTCAGTAATGGAATGTCGAATAGCGAAGGGTCTTTATCACCCTTTGCGGTAAAGCTGATGTGTATGTGAGATGTGTGCGGATTTGAGCCTCTGTATTTGCGCCACTTCCAACCGAGTATCGGTGAAGCGATTTTGCCATTGTAGATAACATAAGCTATTCGCTTATCCTTCTTGGCGCATACTCGAATCTGGTCAGCAAGGTAATAGGCTTCTGATTTGTGCTTTGCCAAGTCAGCATCAATATCAATCGCCCGAACGCATCCAACCTCATTCGGATTATGATCTGATTTCTCGGCTCTGTGCTTTGCATCGCCTATCCAACCATCCGAACGCTTATCGCGGTCAGGATAGTGAAAGTTGATTGCATCGCGCATTTCATGAGCTGCGAAACTAAGCCAAGGTTTCATTGTCCTGCTGGATAATCAAATAATTGGCATATTCCTCATCGGTCATTGGTCGAATAATGGTTTCACCAGTTTCGCAATTAACCTCTGTTATTTCAGGCTTTGATGTCTTAGGCATTAGAACGCTCCATAAATTGCAATAGTTCCAGTATTGGTCGCTGAGAATGTGCTGGTTGATAAAGTCAAATCTAGGCGGTTGATAACTGCCGTTGATTGATATGTGCCATATTGTTCGCCAATGCTGTTGTTTGTTCCATTGGCTCTTGAGTAACCCTGCGTGATTGCCTTTGGCATGGTCAAATTCGTATAATCAATCAACCAATCAGCAAAAATATCAACGCTGTCGGTCGCGCTACCTATTTGCCAATAAGCCAATTTACTAACTCGACCAAAGTACTTCGTGCCATCATAAAACACTAAATCATTAACATAACTGGTGCTGGTATCGTTATTGAGAGTTACTCTAGGTGAAGCGCCAGCGGTTAATTGCAAATTATCAACTACCAAACGCAGTTTTTTGACTGCTGGAATACTGGTAAAAGATACGCTACTGCCTGTTGTTGGTGTTTGAGTTGTGCCGATTTGCACCCAAATATCGCCAGAAGGTATAGCTGTAAATCCCATTATGCAATCTCGCTTCCGTAAGCGTTGAATGAAAGATTTGCAGTCGATCCATAAACCCGAATCTTGTCTGTTGCGCCCAAAGTAACGCCGATGGTTAAAATAATGATTCCATTTGGTGCGATGTTTGCATCATAAACCAAATAATCCTTGTTTGCGGTTGCTCCACCGCCAACGCTGGTTGAAATGCGGAATGTTGCGGCTGAACTGCTTGAGCGGTTTGCCACTGTAATAGATGAAACGATTGCTTGCGTTGCAGCCGCTACTGTGTAAAGGTCGGTTTCGGTTGTTGCGCTAGGAGCTGCCTGCCCTAGCACTTTGTAATTTAGCGCCATTTGTTAAGCCCCCATAAGCATGAACGGATGTGGTTGGTTGTATTTTGATTCCACAATTTGCTTGACTGTGGCATCGATGGCATTGCCAAGTGTGCGCATAGCTGATGCACCATTCTTGACGAATGCGGTGTCGTCTGGTTCAGACCAGCCGAATGTTGGACTTGTGGCCATGTTTGCTCCTTATGGGTATGCCAACCATTGTAGCGTAGGATCGACATCTTGCCATTTAAGCGTGGCTGATACATCCTGCCATCTGGTAGGCGTTAGTGAGTAAATTGAATCGCTAGTGGTCAAAGTTAGTTGATATTGGTATCGCGTGAAGTTGATAGTCCAGCCTTCAACGAAGCCTTGATAAACCGAATTTTTAATGGCATTTGGCAAGCTAGTAAATTGCAACGGAAAGCCGATACGCATATTCAATAATTTATCTAAATTGGCTGCGCTTACATTGTCGGAATCTAGTTGAATGGTGAAAGAATCAAGGCTGGTTCTAGGTAAAGCTCGCAGCGTGATATATCGCTCGGCTTGTGTTATGGCATCGCTTTGATTGTGTAATTCGGTTGAGATTTGAGCTGCAATCTTGCCATAACTTGCTTGGCTGCCGCTATTTTCTGCAATTTCATAACCAGCCCGATAGCCGACTGTTACATAATTCAGGACTTCATTTAGCGACTTTTGGGATTTGACTGAATCCCAAAGGACATAATTATTAGGGATTACATTATAGCCATTCGTGCCGACATCTAAGGTTCGTCGGCTCTCATTGGCAAATCCAACCTTGCCGCTGGCAGTTTCATAGATATATCCGAATGCCTGTTGAGCATATTCCGCAGCTAGGGTGTATCCATTGGCAGGGCTGGCAGATCGTGTTTGAAATTCATAAATCGATGGCGAATCGATAGTGTCGATAGTTACGCCACATTCGTTTAGAATGCGAGTTATTCGGTCGGTATCGCTCTCTTTTGGATAATCACTTGACCCGACTGTTTTGCGGTTCATGAACGCGAATGGCGCTAAAGCAGTGATTTGATGGATTGCAACTGTTTTAATTGACCCATTGGCTTGAATCACATTATCGACTTGCGTGATGAAGCCAGTAAAGATGACTGTATCAACCGCGCTGGAATTATGGACTTTGACTATAACCTCTTGGTTCATGTCGAAGTTATAGCTGGCGTTGGTGTCGTTTAGGATTTGAATGCGAGCGAACCCGGCTCTTGGTTGCTCCCAAATAGTGCTTCGACCATAGCCGATTTGAACATTTGCTATCGCTAGAGAATCGTAATTAGTCCCCCCGATAGTTACTGTCGCGTTAGGTAGCCAAGTCATGCCTGATAAGCCAGATTTCCGCCAAGCGACTTAAAGCTGCCTGACTGGGTCGCCTCGATGTTAAGGATATTTGCAATTTGGCGAGCGGTCGAAATCGGATCAATAGCGCCATTGACTGTGATGTTATTTACTGGTGCGCCGGTATTTCGGATGTTTGGATTGCCCATATTTTGTGGAACATTGGGAACATTAGATTGAGATATGCTGGATGGAGAATTAAATAGATTATTCAATCCTTTGGTGATTGGATTGTTTTTTAAGAAATCTACAAACTTCTTAACTGCTTCATAGGCTTTCTCAAATTTATCTATAAAGAATGCTATGTTTTTAACTGCTGTTTCTATGGCTAATCCAATGCCTTGAATAGCTAATTTCAAAACGCCGCCAAAAAATGGAGCTACAAAATTCTTTAAAAAATTGAAAAGCGCTTGAAATTCATCTTTGTTCTCAATTACTACTTTTTTAATTCTATCAAATACATCTTTAATTGCTTCTATCGCTGGGCCAAATAATTTTTTAGCGAAATCTACATAATCATTAAATGCGGATTTTAAACCTTCTTTGCCGCCAATCGATTCAATAAAAGTTCCAACTGCTGGCACTACCTTGTCGGTGATATATCCGACAATAGGAGTGATTGCATCTAATATAAAAGACCCAACTGTTTCCTTTGCTTCATCAAAAGCAATTTTCAATCGATTCATTTTGCCTTGAAATGTGTTGGCTGCTTCTGATGCCGCTCCACTAAATTCTTTGCCTAATTCACCAAATACATCAATGCCCTTCATAGCCACTTCATTAGCGGCGGCAGTAGCTTCTTTTACCTTTTCACTAGCCGATCTATATTCTTTTGAACTTGGCCCATAAAGTTGCAAAGCCAAATTAGCATCTAGCTGTGCTTTTTCAACTTTCTTTTGCAAAGCATTATATTCTTTAAGATTGTCGGCATTATCGCCGAGAGTGATTCCTAGTTTTTTCAATGCTCCAACTTGACCATCATTGGCCTTCGCCAAAGCATTAGCGGCAGTTTCCACATCGATATTTTTTGCTGCCGCTATATCTAAAGCCAAGTTTGTGAGATTTTGTGCTTCCTCAACAGATTTTGTGCTTCTGGTCAAGCGTTCCAAGGCTGGTCGTAATTTATCATCAGCTACACCTGTGGCAAGTGAAGTTTTCAAAATCCATGATTCAGCAGATGCAATTTGTTTATCGGTCGCACCAGTAACATTCTTTAGAGCATTTGCCAATCGTAATTGAGCAGCTTCATCCTCAATAGCTGCTTTAACGCCATCGATGGCTAATTTGCCAGCATAGGCAGCGGCAGATGCAGCGGCAGCAGCAAAAGCTAATTTAGCTTTACCAGACCAATTACCTAATTTTTTACTTGAACCTTCGACATCATTATCTGCTTGATTTAGACCTTTGCGTAAATTATCGACATCGGCAAGGATTGATAACTTTAATGTTCTATTGCCAGCCATTACCACTCCTTCAAAATCTGGTCAAAGGATTCTTCCCATTGTTGCACGATATAAGGTTGCTCTGCTCGAAGTGTCGGATGGATAAAGTAACCTTTAGAACCGCGACCCTGACGGCCTGACCATACTGGGAATTGTTTGAATTTACTTGATCCAAATTCCATGCCCGGCCACAATTCTCTTGTTGTGCCACCACCCGAAAATCTCTGACTAGCAAAGCCCCACGACATTTCGCCAATCTTGCTGGTCTTGGATACTTTTACGCCGGATGCGATTCTTTGAGCTGCAACGCCTGATTTGGTTCTAGTAGCGGCAGCCGCCTTAACCTTATCTGCTAGGTATTCTGCAAGTTTGCCAGATACCTTCTTAGCCTCATTGATTGATTGCTCATCCATTGCTTTGAACGCTTGGATTATTTTACGAAGGTCGCTTTTATCATAGGCTATCGTTGGTTCAGCCATGTCGCTCCTCTAGTATTTCCAAAGCAGTTAAAATATCTCTTGCATCTTGCCATTCGCTCATTGGAATCTTTGTCGCGATTGCCAGTTCAACTACGAGGCGGCTTACGCTTCCTCTTGGATGACTTTTGGGTCATCATCACCAACGCTCACATCGGCAACTGTGTCCATCCATGCTTCAAATGGTTTAGCAGGTTTGCCAGCCAATTCCCGTTTGTAAGCAGAATGGGCGATAAACAAAATATCCCAAAGACCAGAAATCTCTGAAAGTTGCTTACCAGTTTGCTTCTCCCATTTAGCGAAGTCAGGCGGATAGGCGGTTACGACCGCGCTATCCCCCGACATATATTGAATTGTGATCTCTCGTTGCATCTCTCGTTATCCTTCGTTTAGCTGATTGTTAAAGTCGGTTTAGCGGTGCATTGCAGAGTGAAAGTTACTGTTTGCGCATCCTTACCTGAGCCACCTGCTGCTGGGAATGATGGATAAAGGCTGCCTGAAAATACTGCTCCGGTTGCAGCCGTAAATGAATAGGTAAGCGCAGTATTTGGTGCTGAATCTGCCTTGCCCCACATGATTTCGCAGAATGAATCTGACCCACCTGTTGATGCGCCCCAGTCTGCAAGCATTTCGATGGTTAAAGTTGCATCGGAATCAATTGCATTCCATACGCGACCATCGATAGTTTCATAAGCAACGCGGTCTAAAGTTGGTGTAAGTGTCGCAGAAAGCACCTGTGGATCATAGACTTTGCTATCAATGGTGATGCTTACATTGCGACCTGAGATTACTGTTGTTGGCATTTCTGTCCTTTAGGTCTGTGTGTAGTAGGTGCTAACTCGAATTTCGGAAACTAGCATCGCACTAGCTCCTATTTCTTGAACCCTCGGTTGTTCAGCCTGTTCGACTATCCAACCTGACGGGATCGCCTGCATTGCTGAGATAATCAATTTTTCCAGATTGTCTAAAGCTGCTGGATTACTGTTATATGCAACGATGCAGGAAATTGTTAAATTGACTTTGCATTTGAAAGTCGCTTTATTGATTACTTCCATATCCAAATATGGTGAATCAGGAACTATAACCACCGCTGGCGGAATGACCGCCTCGGGGACATGATTGTATACACTAGCTGCGACACCGCTTAAAGCTGTGGCTAATGCACCTCGAACATCATCTTGAATTGAACTTGGCATTATTGTGCCAGCGTTTCTACATCCAAATATGAGCCAAGTAAGCCCACGCATTTATTAAATAATGATCTGCCCATGCGGAACGGAGTAGCAGTAAAATCGACACCTTCGATTTGACCGCCAGGTGCTACGCGACTTTGGAATATCTCAACTGAAACTGTTAAAACCGCAGCTTCAA